CAGCAACTCGTGCGGGATCTCTCTCGCCCCTGCGTATTCCGTGAGCCCATGCGGGTGCTCGATGGGAACGGGATTCTCGCCCTTTCGACGGAACATCAGGAGATAGTCGGCAGAGGCGACGGAGCATCGGCTGGAGTCCTCGACAATCGACTTGTGCGCGAGGTTCTTCGCCATCGTTCGGTTACGTACTCCGAGCGGCTCTTTCCATACCGCGTAGCGGGCCACGTATCGGAAGCCGATGCGCTCGTGCAGCCGGATGATGTCGCCCGGAAAGTCTCGTAGATGGTCGCATCCAGAATTCCCCGATGGGACGTCCATGCAGTGAACGCCGGTCAAGCGGCCCGGCATGGTCAAACGGAACAGCTCGCGCACGACGAACTCATAGTGCTCGAAGAACTCATCGTAGCTTCGACAGTTCGACAGGTCGCGCTCGCTTGAACTGTAGTTGTAGAGCCCTCCGAACGGCGGCGAGTAGACGGACAGGTGAACGCTGCCGTCAGGGAGGGTAGGCATCACCTCGCAAGCGTCACCGAGGTAGAGCGCGTATTCCTTCGTGATCTCTTGCGACTTCACAGCCACGAGGGCACCTCCGGTGACGTGGTGTATGGGTTGGTCCGTTCGATGCGCAGCGACTCGTTCATGTGCTGGATTAGCGAATCGAACATCTTGTCGGCCTGCGCCGTCTTGCGCTGCAAGCTCAGCATCACGTCGGCCTCGCCTTCGGTGGTCACAATATCTACCGTGACCGGGCGCTCTTGCCCGAAGCGCCAGCAGCGGCGCACGCCTTGGTAATACTGCTCGTAGCTGTGCGATGGAAAGAACGTGACGTGCGAGCACCGCTGGAGGTTCAAGCCCCAAGCACCGATCTTCGGCTTCGTCACCAGCACGCGAAGCTCCCCGTCAGCGAAGGCCCTCAACGTCTCCTCCTTCGCGTCGTCCGAGTCGGATCCCTTGGCCTGCCGAGCGTCAGCGATCAAGGACTCCAGCAGATCGCCCTCGGCGTTGAGGTGGCACCACACCAGGGATTGCTTGTCGTGCTCGACCAGGGAGGCAACATGCCCGCATCGCTCCTCGATGGTGCGCCGCCTCTCCTCGCGCTGCTCCGCCAGACCGACAGCCGGGACAGGGAACAGCATCCCCTCTGGCAGCGAGTTCGCCACCACGACGTGCGAGCGCTCCTCAAGTGCCGGGAGAATGAACCGCCCATCATCAAAGCCGAGGTCCGATGGCCGCCGCACGGCCCTGGCCCACGAACAGACCCATTGCCAGAACGGCTGCTCGGCGTGACCACGGAACCGCCACTTCGGTCCACTGTGCCCACTCCATCGAGCTGCGCCGCCGCCGCGCATGTTCGAGGTGTTCTGGTCGTTCTTGAAGAATCGAGACAGCATGTCCATGTGTCCCAGCTCCCCTAGCGCTTCGCTGCTCGTGCCAAGCTCGATGTAGTCGTTCGGTGCAGCGGTTGCCGTGCATAGGAGCCGGTACGGCAGCGTGCGGAGGAACTCCGTCACCACTGCGCGGCGCACGCCGTTGAAGTTCTTGAGGATGCTCGACTCGTCGCACACCATCCCGGCGAAAGCCGAAGAATCGAAGCGGTCTACGCGCTCGTAGTTCGTCACGATGATACGAGCACCCGGACGAACTGATCCGTCCACCGACCGCTCGCATTCGATGCCGAACTTCTCGGCCTCTCTCAGCACTTGGTAGCTGACGGCCAGAGGAGTGGCAATCAGGACCGGGCGGTTCGTCTTGCGCACCACGTTCTCAGCCCATACGAGCTGCATCGGCGTCTTGCCCAGCCCGCAGTCTGCGAATATCGCAGCCCGTCCCTTGCGGATTGCCCACTCGACCAAGGCGACCTGGAAATCGAACAGGAAGTCCGGCATCCACAGGGGCTCGAATCCTCCATCGTCACCGAGTTGAGTCTTCGCGGCGATGAAGTCGGCGTATGAGACAGTCACACCATCCCCCCAAACAACCGTTGCCACCACGTCATCCTCTCCTCGCCCACCGGCGACAGATCAGCTACCAGGGGGTCAGGCTTCAGGATCGGCCAAAGGGTCGTGATATCCCCAACGGGCTCGCGGAACTCTTCCATGACCTCGAGCAGCTCGGCTTCCCGTTGGCGAGCGAATGCAAGCTCTTCGCGAAAGCTCCTCATGGCCGGTCCTCCTCGCAGTGTAGATACGACACTTCTATGATTGCTCTCTCCGGGTGCTTGTGTTCAGCCTCCTCCCTGGACTCATATACGGGGAGGAAGCCAATCCCGGGCCCTTTGACTGGCACGTGTTGCATTCCTTCCAATTCGGATGCATCCCACAGCTGGAGTCCAGGGACGACAAACACGGCTACTCTCCCCCTGAGGACCGGAGCGGCTGACTACCCCGGCCCTCCCCCGAGTGCTCTTGGCTCGGGGTCTGTTGAAGATCGGAGCTTGCGTCAGCCACGCTCCGTTGCATCCTCTTCGCTTCAGAGAGGAGATTGATTCCGTACATCCTCTCCAGCTTCCGCTTCCCGCTGGCGTGGCGCAGGATGTGGCACGAACGGCAGAGCGGAACGGTGTCTCCATCCTTCCCGCCGCTTCCACGTGGGGGCTCATGGTGCGGATCGCTTGGGGCGCTGCGGCCGCAGGCGCAGCATGGCATGGTGCGGCATAGGCCAGCTTGGTCGCCAAACTCAGCCTCGCGTCTACGGTTTCGGCGCTTCGTATTGACAGACTTGACGGGAGTGCGGCGCTTGAGCGGGGAGCGCTTCACGGCCCAGTCCTCGCCAGCTCTAGCTCAGCCTTGATCGCATTCGCCACGCTTTGAGTCGCGGACAGCTGTGCCCTGCGAGAGCGGACGTTCTCAAGTGCTGCAACCTTGAATCCCTCGGCCAGATTGCGGGCAAGCTCTTCATTCAGGGACCGCTCATGCGCCGATACCTTGCGGGTTTCTACTGCCCCTTCGGCTTGCATGTAGGCCACGGAGTAAGCTCTCCGGTAGTCCCTCTCGGCGTAGGCCCATTTCTCGGAAGCCTTGACCAGCTCTTCGTTAGCTTCCTCCAGGGCTTGTGACTTGGTGAGCAAATCGCCCACCAAGTCACCAACTGTGATTTGCCTAGAAGGGGATATCGAGATCATCCTCAACGCTCCTCTTCTCGAACGACGGACCGTTGATGTAGACGTTCTGGAACGTCCCCTTCTCTGTCTCCTTCGTGACGAGGTTCACCTCGACGGCGTTTCCCTTGATCCCATCAAGCAGGTCCGGCAAGTCATGGAACGAGGCGCTCTCGGGGATTCCCAAGCGCAGCAGATCGCGCTTGATGTACCCCATTCTCTGAGGATCAGCGGAGGGCACCATCGTCTTCCAGATCCAGCGGTTCGCGTAGTCACCGGACGCCACTGTCATGCCGACGAGGATCATTGGCTTCCCCAGGTTCTTGCCCTTGGAAACGCTCTTGATCTCAGCCCGCTCAACGGTGACGCCGTAGGGTCCGTCAGGAAGGGCGGGAAAGTCTCCGTCGGCGGGCACTTCGGCACCCTTGAATGAATCGTCGTACTGAGCCAGATCGTAGCTGTTCACTTGACCTCCTCCACGCGCCGCTTCATTCCGGCGATGATCTTGTCCATGATTTCTGCGGTGCAGTCTTCGAAGCTCGCAGCCTTGGCTCGACGCAGTAGCTTCGCTTTCTGTTCCTCGGTCGTTCCATCCTTCGAGAACAGCGCTTCCAGCTCGTTCAGTTGAGGCTCCGTGGCCAGATCGACGGCATGGGAAAGCCGTTCCAGCTCCTGTGCTCCAAGCCGCTCTGCGAATTCGCTGTAGCTCCAGTCGAAGCGCTCACCGTCAGTGAACTGTCCGAGGCGCGAGCCGCGAATCTCCGCAACGCGCTTCTCTCCAACCCGGCGTAGCTCCACGATCAAGTCGAAAACGTAGGGCAGTTTCTTCCATGCGTCAGGAGTCAGCTTGCCGGTGGCCTCTCTGGCGTCTCCGGTGCCCACGTACTCCGGCTTGGCATGTGAGGTCACAATGACGTTCATGTCGAGCCGATCCACCAGCAGAAAGAGGCGCTTCATGAACTGGTCCGCGTAACCGTAGTGCTTCCCCCATGAGTCTCCTTTGACTCGCTCGCCAGTCTCTAGCAGGTCTGTGTAGACCGTGCTGATCGGATCGATCACCAGGGTCTTGCGGTCGTGCTCGGTCGAGAGCAGAGCCCTAACCGCGCCCAGCAGCTCATCGAATTCGTTCGTTGAGAAGTAGTGCGCTTCTGCCTTTTTCATCAGCTCGACGTACTGAGGCTGCGTGGCGCCCTGCTCCGTGTCGATGAAGAACGATTGCGGAAACTGGCAACAGGCAGTGGTCTTTCCCACTTTCCAGTCACCATACAGGAGGAGCTTGAGGCGACTACCTGCGGGCTCCATGTTGGCTGCCGGAGTTCCCGGCAGCGTTGCAACTGCTTTCAGGTTCATGATTCATCTCCCGTCTCTGCGCCGTTGTCGTGGCGCGTCTGATGTGTGCGCTCATTCCAGAGCGCGATATCTTTCATCACCACTTCCCAGCCTTCACCGCGCACCACAGCGCCCACGCGCATCCCATGCAGCCGAAGGCGCAGATCAGGGACACGAACAGCAGTTCCCACGTCGGCAGATCCCGTGCCCACAATATGCCACCGATGCTGCCGACGATGAACGAGAACGCCAGTACCGATAGGTCTACCGCCACGAGGAGGGTGGGGACCGTTCCGGGCGAATCAGATCGGCCCCCTTGAGGTAGGAGGGTGGAGCGGATGTCTAGATCGCGTCCGCCCTTCGCCGTGGCGTGGTGTCCACTGACGGGCGCGAATCGGTGGGTGTGATTGCGAGAGTGAGGTCCGGTCATCAAGAAGACTCCTCTCCCCGCCGCTCG